CAAGGAAGACTTCACGGTCATCACGCTGCTCGACTCGTCGCTCCGCCAGGTCTATCACGAGCGTTTCAATCAGATCTCCTGGGAGCGGCAGATCGCGGCCATCGTCGCCGCGGCGGAGCACTACAACGACGCCGACGTCGTCGTCGACTGCACCGGCATCGGCGATCCGATCTTCGAGCGGCTGCGGGACGACGGGCTGCACGTCACGCCCTTCCAGATCACGAACGCGTCCAAGGGCCGGCTGATCGACAACCTGGCCATGCAGCTCGAGCAGGGCAAGCTGCGGCTGATGGACCTCGAGCAGCAGACGGCCGAGCTGGTCGCCTTCGAGTACGAGCTTACCCCCAGCCGGAACGTACGGATGGCCGCTCCCGAGGGCATGCACGACGACTGCGTGATCGCCCTGGCGCTGGCCGCCTGGGGAGCGACCAACAGCCGAAACATCGAGGTCCTCTGACGTGCGCCCGATGCAACTGCGGAAGTTCGCGGTCGCCGGCGTCGCCCGCTCCGTCCAGGCGTGGTGGACCCGGATCGGCGGCCAGGGCATCGGCTCGCGGCTGCGGTTCCTGCTTCCCGGCTCGCGGTTCGATTACGAGCGCGAGGTCGGCGACCCGTGGATGAACTCCCTGGTCGCGATCGTGCTCAAGTGGATCGGGGACAATTACCCCAAGCCGCTGCTTCGGGTCTCGCGCGTGTTGCGGGACGGGTCGCTGCGGCCCTATCCGCGGCACCGGATGGTCGACCTGGTCAACCGGCCCAACCCGTACTACTCGGGCCGGGTGATGGCCAAGGCGATCTGCCTGTCGCTCTGCTCGGACGGCAACGCGTACCTGGTCAAGATCCGCAACGGCCTGGGCGTGCCGATCCAGCTCTGGTGGGTGCCCCACTGGCTGATGCAGCCGGTCTGGGATGCCGAGGACAACGCCCCGTACATCCGCGCGTACCAGTTCCTCCGTGACTACCAGGTCATGGAGATCCCGGCGCGCGACGTCATCCACTTCCGGGACGGCCTCGACCCCCGCAACGACCGCCACGGCCTGGCCGCACTGCGGGCCCAGGTCCGCGAGATCTGCACGGACAACGAGGCCTCGGGCTACACCGCGGCGCTTCTGCGGAACATGGGCGTGCCCGGCCTGGTGGCCATCCCCAAGAACGGGGGCAGGCTCTCGAAAGACCAGGGCGACCGGCTCAAGGAGCGGATCCGCGACACGATGACGGGCGACTTCCGGGGCGACACCCTGGTGTTGCTGTCGGGCGACGTGGAGCTGATCAAGATCGGGTTCACGCCCGAGGAGATGCGGCTCGAGAAGCTGCCGGCGCGGGCAGAGGCGCGGGTGTGCGCGAGCCTGGGCGTCTCGCCGATGGTGGTCGGCCTGCCTGACCCCAACAAGACGTACAGCAATTTCGCCGAGGCGAACTCGGCCGGCTGGCGGCACTGCATCGTCCCGCTCCAGGACCTGGTGGCCGAGACCTGGCGGTACCAGCTCCTCAACGAGTTCGACGACCCCGCCGTCAACGTCGTCGAGTACGACTACAGCCACGTCGAGGCGCTGCAAGAGGACCTGAAGAACAAGCACGACCGGGTCCGCGCCGACTGGCAGGGCAGCCTGATCACCCAGAACGAGGCCCGCGACGAGCTGGGCTATGACCCGGATCCGGACGGCGACCGGTACTTCTTCGAGCTCACCTCGAGCACGGGCCCGGTGGGGGGCGACGGCGGGTCGCTCGCTCCTCCGGGCAAGGCACCGGCCGCACTTCCCAAGCCCGCCGATGATCAAGAGGACGACGATGCAGACCCCGACGAAGACGACGACGCCGGCGACAAGGGCGGCTGGCGTTATTGAGACGCCCCGGCGGCTTTTCCGTGGCCTCCGCATGAGCCGACGCGGCTTCGATAGGTTCCTGTCACGCACGACCAAAACGATCAAACGTCGCCGGCTTTACGAGGACGGTGGGTCGGTCGAGCCGATAGGCCGCCCCAGCGCTCGCGTCGAGGCGCTCGCCCTGGCCGTCCAGACTTCGGCCCAGTCGGTGGCCCAGGCCGAGCTCCGCCACGCCGCCGCCCAGCGGCAGGCTCGCGTCGCCTGATTGACCATGCCCAAGGGCACCGAGAAGAACACGTACGGCCTGCCCCAGGGCGAGCCGATCCGCCGGGCGCTCCGGTCGATCTTCCGGCTCCAGCGGCGCCAGGTCCTCGAGCAGCTCGGCGGCGGTGGTACCGCGAAGGACGCCGGCTCGAATCTGCCCGCGTCCTGGGAGCCGTTCAAGCTCGGTGGCCTGGCCATGAGCGAGCGGATGACCCCGCTCGTCTCGGCCTACTGGGAGAATGGCGGCCAGGCCCTCTACGGCCGGCTCCAGCTCGATCCCGACGCCTGGCAGGTCGTGAACCCCCACACGCGATCGCAGATCGAATCGGCCGCCCTGGCGTTCTGCAACGAAACGAACCAGACCACCAGCCGGAAGCTCGATCGAGCACTGGCGCAAACGCGGGAAGCGCTGATCGCCGGCGTCGTCACTCAGGGCGAGTCGGTGCCGCGCCTGACCGAGCGGGTGAACCAGATCTTCGACGAGGCCGAGACGTCGCGGGCCCGGCGGATCGCCCAGACCGAGGCGAGCCGGGCCGTGCATGCGGGCCAGGAGGCGGCGGCGAAGGAATCGGGGCTCGTCGCCGGCTGGGAGTGGCTGCTCTCCTCGGACGCGTGCCCGATCTGTCACGCGATCGCCGATCACGCCCGCTACGTTCAGCTCAATCAGCCCTTTGCGGTGATCGGTGACAACCCGACCTATGCCACGGTCCGGATGCCCCCGGCGCACCCTCTCTGCGACTGCACCGCCGTCGAGGTGGTGAAGTCCTCGGTCAGCGGAGAGCCCGAACCGGAATGGCAGCACACGCCCTATCGTCCCGAACCCGGCCAGCCTGGCGGACTGCCGACGCAGGCCCCGCCCCGGCTTCGTCTGCCCAAGGTCCCGCTCCCCGTGGCCGTGGGTGTGCCCATCGCCGCGGCGGCGACCGTTGCTGCGGTTGCGGCCGCTCCGATCATCCTGCCCCGGATCCCGTCGATCCTGGGGGCGATCTGGCCCACGGTGGCGCCCGCGGTGGTGTCCCAGGCCGTACCCAAGCTGCCAGCGATCCTGCACGACCTGACGACCGTCCAGGGACGCATCGCCGCCTGGACGAAGGGCGACGAGATCGTGGCGAAGCTTGCGAGCCTTGACCAGACCTACCGGACGGCGCGTGAGAAGGTCGTGCAGGAGCACAGCCAGGCGACCGAGGCCTTCCTCGGGGCGCTCAAGAAAAAGAGTCCCGAGGATCCCGCGGTGAAGGTCGCCCAGGAGCACCTGGAGCGCGTCCAGAAGCGGCTCAACGATTACGGCGACTACAAGGCCCATGTCCCCCAGCTCGTGGCCGCGGCGATCGGCGTGGACGCCGCGGCGAAGGCCACGATCACGGGCAAGCTCGCGGCCACCCATCCCGCGGCGAAGTCGATCGAGCAAGGCCAGGCCTTCGTGGAGTCCGTCCTGGCGGCCGACCCCAAGAACCCCAAGGGCCTCCGAGTCGACTATGCCCGCGCCCGGGGCAAGAACGGCCGGGCCTATTACGACCCGGCGCGGCGCAAGGCCTGGATCGCAGACGCCGACCAGCCCGAGACCGTGGCGCACGAGATCGGACACGCGATCGAGGCCCAGTGGGCCCACGTCGGACAGCAGGCGCGGGAGTTCCTGGAGTACCGGGTCGGCAGCGAACCCTCGCAGCGGCTCGACAAGCTCTTCCCCCAGTGGAACTACGGCCCGCTCGAGAAGGGCCGGAAGGACCGGTTCGACGAGGCGTTCGACCTCCGGGACGCCTACTACATCGGCTTCGACTACCGGCTCCCCGGCGGCGCGCCCGCCTACGGCACCGAGATCCTCTCGATGGGGATCCAGCGGCTCATGACCGACCCGGTCGGCTTCGCTCAGAAGGACCCGGAGTACTGCAAGTTCGTGGTCGGGATCCTGACGGGGGACCTGCGTTGACCGTGGTCATCGGCCAGCTCCGCTTCGCCGCGTTCGGCCAGGACGTGACGGCCACGCTCCACGACGACCTCACCTGGACCTGCCCGGACGACGTCCCGGCGATCGTCGCCGCGGGCCTCAACACTCTCTACGGGCCTCCGGTAGACAGCTCGCCCTCCTATGGCCGGCCAGGCCTGCTCCAACTCCAGGCGGCGGCCGAGGACCTCGGGGGCGCCATTGTGCGACTCGCGCCGGCCGGCTACCGCGGACTGCGGCTCTACTAAGGGGAATTGACCATGCTCATGTACAAGTCGCTCCCCTTCGTCGAGGTCAAGGCGACGGGTGGGGACGGGTCGGAGTTCGAAGGGTACTGCGCCGCATTCAACAACGTCGACAGCTATGGCGACGTCATCCTCCCCGGCGCGTTCGCCAAGTCGCTCCCCGACTTCCTCAAGAACGGCCAGATCTGTTTCAACCACGGGCCCGTGATCGGCGTCCCGCTGGCCGCGCACGAGGACGCCAAGGGCCTCTTCGTCAAGGGTCGGATCTCCGACACGATGATGGGGCGCGACTGCAAGACGCTCCTGAAGGACGGCGTCATCCGCAAGATGTCGATCGGCTACCGCGCGGTCCAGCGGAAGTCGGCCGTCCCCGACGACATCCAGAAGTACTGGTCGACCATGGGCTACCAGCCCACCGCCGACGATCTCGCGAACATGCAGGACAACGCCAGCTACCTGCAATTCCTCCACGAGATCAAGCTCTACGAGGCCTCCCCAGTGGGCTTCCCGGCCAACACTCAGGCCGACATCACGGGCGTGAAGGGCCTGCCCCGCCTCTCCGACCTCAAGGCGCTGATCGCCGAGGTGAAGAAGGGCCGGAAGCTCTCCCAGGATGACCGCAGCCGGATGCTGGTCCATCACGCCGCACTGGCGGCAGTGACGAAGGACATGGGCGACCTGCTCGCCGAGACCGACCCCGACGCCCCGGACGACGACGATGACGGCCAGGGCGACGACACCGACGAAGCCAAGAACCTCCGAGCCAAGGCGCTGGCGAAGGCCCGCGCGGACCTGGCGCTGTTCTCCGTTGACCCCATTTTCGCGAGGGCCCACCGCCGATGACCCCGACGATCCGCAGTCTCCAGACCGAACACGAGCAGAAGTTCCTGAGAGCGCAGGAGCTGCTCTCCAAGGCCGAGCCCTCCGACGCCGAGAAGGAAGAGGGCCTGAAGCTGATCGGTGAGATCAAGGAAGTGAAGAAGAAGCTCGACCGCGAGTGGCAGGTCGAGGACGCCAAGAGCGACCTCGAGGAGGTCAAGCGCCAGCGCGAGGACCCCGAGAGCTCCGAGGCGCTGAAGTTCATGCGCACCGGCCACGCCGGCAACGACGGCGCCTTACTCGGCATGACGGCCGCGGGCAAGTGCGTCATCGACAGCTTCGGTTCGACCCTCCTCGACGAGGGCCCGGGCAACTTCGGCGAGAAGGCCTGGCAGGCGATGCAGACCCGCGACTACAAGCGGGGTTTCGTGAGCTACCTCCGCAAGAAGGGGAACGAGCGGGGCGTGCCGGCCAGCCAGTGGAAGGCGATCCAGGAGGGCTTCGACGACCAGGGCGGCGTGTTCGTCCCGGCCGACATGCTGATGAGGATCATCGGCCGCGAGCCGACCCCGACCCGCCTGGCCGGCATGGTCACGAACATCACCACGGCCCGCGACCGGGTGGTGATGCCGCGGAAGCAATACTCGGCCGACGACCTCTACTCGACCGCCTTCCGCGCGACCTGGACGGGTGAGATCCCGGCCAGCGACACGGCGGCCGACGTCGACGACACCAACCTGACGGGGAACATCGAGGTCCCCGTCTTCACCGCGATGCTCTCGGCCAGCCTCACCAACGACATGGTGGAGGACAGCGGCTTCCCGATCCAGAGCTGGATCGAGAACGAGCTGCGGATCGTGGTCGACCTCCTGAAGGACAACATGATCCTCAACGGCACCGGCAAGGGCCAGCCGACGGGGCTCCTTCAGACCGGGGTCAACCGCCCCACGATCATCACCTCGGGCACGAGCGCCGGGATCGCCCCCGACGACCTCTTCGAGATGGCCTACTCGATCCCCGAGCAGTACGATGACAACTGCTCGTGGGGGTTCAACAAGACGAGCACGGCGAAGTACATCGCCAAGCTCAAGGACGCCAACCAACGCTACCTCTTCGGCGTGGGCCTTCAGGACTCGGGCGTCGCCTCGGCGCGGCCCAAAGAGCTGATCGGCTACCCGTTCGCCTACTCGGGCTTCTATCCGAACATCGGCTCGAGCAGCATCGTCGCGTCGTTCGGCGACTTCAAGGGCTACTACCTGGTCAACCGCCTGGGCATCACGATCCAGGTCCTCCGCGAGACCAAGGCCAAGCGGAACCAGTTCGAGCTGGTCGCCCGCGTCCGGTTCGGCGGCCAGCCCGTCGAGCCCTGGAAGATCCGCCTGCTGAAGTGCGGCGCCTGATCCTGGGCCGCGGTAGCGGCGACTGACGAAGCCACCTCCGCCGGGGCGGCCGGGCCGTCCCGGATCTTCCTCCACCCGCACACCTCATCCCAGCGAGGGACGATCCTCCGATGTTTCACGATCTCAGCCTGCTCACCTCCGTCGTCCGCCTGGCCAACGCCCAGGCGGCCGGCCTGACCGACTTCACGTCGAGCGCGCTCGACATGGAGGATTACGACGGCGTGCTGTTCATCTGCGCGGCGGGCGCCGTCAGCGCCACGGCCGTCTCCCAGGTCAAGATCCAGCAGTCGTCCGACGACGGGTCCACCGACGCCTACGCCGACCTGGCCGGCACCTTCTCCGCCGCGCTCGTCTCGGGCACGGACGACAACAAGGTCATCCTGATCGACGTGTACCGCCCCCAGGAGCGGTACCTGAAGGTCGTCTGGCACCGGTCCACCGCCAACACCGTGATTGACGGCATCTTCGCGATCCGCTACCACGGCAAGGTCATGCCCGCGGCGCTCGACGCCACGGTCAAGGCGCTCACGAAGTTCAGCGCGCCCGCCGAAGGCGCCGCGTGATGTTCCGCCGGTACCAGGACAAGGCGATCCGTCCGCCCGAGGACAAACGGGCGGGCGGGTCCGATTACGGCTTCGACCCCGCGGTGGAGCGCCCGCGCGATGCAGATCGACTATCGCAAGGACCCGGACCGGGCGACCCGCTACGCGGTCCTCGACGCGGCGACCGGCCGGAACCTCGGCGCTGAGCTGCCGATTTTCTTCGCCGACGATACGACCGGCACGCTGCTCACCTACAAGCGGGAGCGCTTTGACCGGGGGTTCGTACTCGACGAAGAGACGGGTGAGCCGATCACAGAGGAAATCCGCCGGGCCATCAACATCGTGCTCAAGGCCTGATCACCATGCCCGACTACGTGACCCAGGCCGACGTGATCACGGCAGTGCCGAAGCTCGCCACGAACCCAGACCTGGCCAACCTGATCACCGACGTCTGCGACGCAGTGAGCACATACACGGGCCGTACCTTTGGCCTGCTCTCGCTGATCGAGGCCTACGACGGCAGCAATCAGCCGCGGCTCTGGCTGCGGCAGACGCCGGTCCTGTCGATCACCTCGGTTACCGTCAACGGCGAGCCGATCGACAACACCAACGGCGACGGCTGGACCGTGAACCCGAGCACCGGCGAGCTCCGCCGAGGCAACGGCCAGACCGACGGCCGGTTCGCGCCGTGGTTCCCCAAGGGCACCCAGAACATCGTCGTCAACTACACGGCCGGATCGCTCAACCTCCCGCCGTCGGTGCGGCGGGCGATCATCCTCTGGATCAAGATGGTGGCCGACTCCATGAAGGTCACCGGGCAGTTCCAGAGCGAGAAGCTGGGGGATTACTCCTACACGATCGGCGACCCGTCGAGCCTGATGATGCCCCCGCTCGTGCGCTTCTTCCTCGGTCCCTGGGTCCAGGACTGGATCGCCTGAGATGCCCATCGACGACTTCACCGGGGGCCGGCTCTGCCGGATCGTGACGATCGGCACGGGCCAGGACGTCGCTGGCGGGATCGACGGCGATCCCTACACCGTGCTGCACGACAACGTGCCAGTCACGGTCCGCGAGCAGGGCGGCTCCAACGACCCCCGCAACGACAAGCGCACCCAGATCTCGATCGGCCGGCTCTACTTCACCGAAGACTATGGCCTCACGACCAGGTGCGAGGTCCAGCTCCTGGACTCGGTCGGCCAGGTCGAGCGCACGCTCGCGATCGTCAACACGGCGAACGTGATGAGCATGGGCCGGATCTGGCAGGTCGATTACGAGGAAGTGACGGTCTGACCGCATGGCCTCGTCGCGGGTCCAGTGGCGCGGCAGTACGGCCCGGCAGAAGATGCGGGCGCTGGCCGTCGAGGTCCTCACGCTGATCTGCCTCGAGGTGGTCCGGCGGGCCAAGGAGTTGCTCTCCGTCCCCGGCACCGGGCGGGTGAAGGGGAAGAAGGCCGGACCTGTCGTCCACTCGGCACCGGGCGAGCCGCCGCGGAAGCAGACCGGCCGCGGGCGGGCCTCGGTGACATACGAGGTCGACGCCCAGGCGCTCGAGGCCCGGGCCGGCACCAACGTCGACTACATGAAGCACCAGGAGCTGGGGACCCGGCGCGGGATCAAGCCGCGGCCCTGGCTCCGCCGGGCGGTGGCCGAGGTGCAGGGGCAGATCGATGCCCTCCTTGGAAGGCTCAAGGGGTTCTGACCGATGGCCAAATCCGATCGGACGCCGATCACCGACCAGGCGCTAAGCGGCGCGTCGAACGGGCAACTGATCGTCGCCACCGGCAGCGGCACCGCACCCACGGCGACGGATACGCTGAGCACGGCGAAGACGTTGCTCTCGGCGCTCCTGACGCACGACTGGCGCAGCCTCGGCGCGGACAACCCGGGACTCACGCACAAGTGGATTACCGATAGCGGACCGGCCTTTTACATCAACGTCTGTGCGAACACGAACCAGCCGCTCAATGGCGTGACCATTGAGGAAAACGTCGTTTTCAGCATGGGCCACGACCTGGGGGGCCAGTTCGTCCCGCAGTCAGGCGCGGGCATCTACAAGCGCTCGTGGGGAAATGAACGACGATGGGTCTGGAAGGGGGGAGGGCCGGGCGGTACCGACATCGACCAGACGGAGTACCACTTCGGCACGGCCGGCGACCCTAACACCGCGGGCGACCGGATCCGCACGATCAGCAACTACGTCACGACCGACGGGAACTACGCGACGACTGTCAACGTCCAGGCGCGCAGCTACCAGCACAACGACGACTCGTCCGCACAGGGGCGGTCGGTACACACGATCTACCGGACCCCGACGAACGATATTCAGGAGGCTTACTACGACGTCGCCGGCGTCCCGGGCTGGCAACTGACGCTGCCGAACAATAAGGTCCTCGACGAAGTTGTCCTGGGACGCACGACCGCGACGGAATCCGTCGTAGTCGTCCAGGGTGTGACGGCCGAAATCCAACTGACCGGCAATGCTGGGACCTACCAGCTTCATACGGGCGGCGGCAACGCGAGCTGCTTCGTCGTCGGCGGGCATGGAAATTTGAGCGAGTGGTTGTCCGGCGCGACCCAGGACACGTCCCGGGTTGCCTTCGACGCGCGCGTGGCGATCGGCGTCACGGGCCTCGCCCGCGCCTCGCTCGACATTTTCCAGACGGACCCCGCCACGCCCATCGCGCTGTTTTGTAATGGCGGCGGTAGCGCGTTCGTCCAGGTCAACAGCAGCGGGCAATTCG